ATACTCCAGCGTGGATCTAATCCGATGATGCGCTCAACGTCATCCTTCGCCAGTGAACGAGTATAGTCGTCCATTGGGTCAAATAACAGATCCCATATGATGCTTCCAAAAGCTGGATTCATCACACGCTCACCTTTCTTTGTATAAAAATGATTCAACAGGTCACGTTTAGCAAGTTCTGAATCAACTAGAACCGTGCTGCCTGATCTTTTATTTACACTACTAAAACCATAATACTTTGCCATATAACTATTTATAGAAGTTTTAACTACTATGTTTATATTCTAATAACAAACTTCAATTCAGAGTTCGCTAGTGTAATTTTCTCAGGATGTAGCAATGTTAGTGTGTTGCCACTAACTGTAAAGTCGAATAAATGCTGAATTCTGGTTCCATTTACATACACCTCTAGTTTCTCGACCGGATACATACTTGGTTCCTTTTGAAGTGTATACACAGTTGTTGTTCCGTCAAATGTGACTAACTCATTTGTTAGTGTCTCAGCATATCGATTAATAATATCTCTCTTAATGCCTTCTGGTGTATATGGCAAGAATTTCTGTGTTTCGGCATAGTATGAAAATCTAGCACGCTGTAATTCCTCAGTTGTGAATGTTCCGAACTTGAACAGTTCGTTTTTATCACGTAACTTGAATATGCCCATTTGGCGCAACCAGCTTCTGGATTTTGTTTTGGTATAGACCGCAAGTCTTAGTATTTTGGCGCACTCAATCGCTTGTTCTTTGAATTCGTAGTTACGAATAATCATACTAGCAACAGTATCCCAGTCGCTGTCGTGTATTGCTGATTTGAAATCGTAAACTCCCTCAATCGCAACACTCTCGGTAAGAGAACCGGTAAACCAATAATACAAATACAATCCATCATAAACGCATTGCGGCAACTGTGTTATTGAATTTATTCCTAGTGAAGATATCAATTTCTTGAATTTTGCCTGTGTTGTGTTGAATTTAACTATCCATACATCAAATGACTCTTGTTCAGTCATCCCTCTATCGGTATCTGTGGGTACTCCATACGCAGTTTTATTATATCCTGTGTATCTTTTAAAATTCAATGCGATATCAGCGACCTCACTTGATGTCCACATAATACTCAAATCTGTTGGTACAGTTTTGGTCGCATCTGCCACAGTAAAGTCTTCCCACACGGTGTTGTATCGCTGTGCTACTGTTGTTAATTGTTTTTTAAGTTTTGCCATTTTTATTACCTTTACGACACATCATAATCATCTTGGGTAGGTGTCAGTGTACTTGGTGCTTGAGCGGCAATAGTTGAATCATTGGTAATATGTCCGCCATATGGCTCATGCTCAGGAACTCTTCCGTTAATACTTTCTTTGACGACTCTATTAACAGGCATCGGCTCAGATGTTGGCTTGTCTGCCACAGCGGCACGAGATCCAGGACTGTTCAGTTCTATGTTTCCAGATGTAGTCACGTTCAAGTTTCCTCGTGCGCTTATATGTCCGTCTACCTCAGTGTGTAATTTTAATTCTTTTTGACTGAACAAATCTATTCCACCAGCACTTGATTCAACCTTGACACCATCTGCGCCTGTTGCTTTGATATTGACGGTGCTTGCCTCGATATTAAAGCTGTCATCCGCATAAAAATTAATACTATCTTCGGCTCGATAGCTTATACTGCCTTCAGCAAATACATCCACGTTGCCTTCCGCGTCCATTTGCATCCAGCTTTTGCCGCTCTGACTAATGATATAAACGATTCCAGCACTGTCATTTAATAATAGTTGAGCTCCGCCGGCGCTGCGCAGCCTGACCAGATTATTCTTGCCTGCTTCTCTGGATTGGTCCGGTACGTGATTGATATCCTCAGCGTATTCTACTGTGCCGTCATCCATAATAAAACTATGACCAGCGGGTGAGTTGAAGCCAGATACATTACTTGGCGATTCTCTTCTAGCACCACTACTGCCTACGCCGCGGATTGGATCTAATGGGATACCTTGCTGAGCGATTGCGTCAGCACTAGGATGTCTGACTTTGGCATTGTTTTTCTGTGCCTCTGATCCGCTACTATCTAACGTAGGAGCAATGATGTTTTCTTCGCCCTTGACCGGATTTGCGGATAGACCAGGGATACTAGAATTTCTGCCAGCAGGAGTTAATGCTCCTATTAGGAAGCCTTCCTGTTGGTTAGCAGCAAAGGCGACCAAAACTTCTGTACCAGGAGCAGGAGGAGGAAAACTTGCTCCATAAGGAGAACTATAGTTTGACCCATTTATAGTGCCGCCTAATGGATTTATTGTTCTTATTTTATTATAACGGTGCCGATCTTCCTGTGTGTCTTGGCTATCTAAGCGATGCTGACCAATGATTTCAACCCATATATTATTGTTGTAATCTGGATCAGCGATGTCAACCACTCTCGCAAGATGTACGCCTTGCATATTATTAGTGCCAGGAGACTCCGCCGAGGGAATGCCCACAGATGGAGTATTAAGTCCTCGGTGCTGTCTATCTGAATCTCTATTGCTCATCGTGGTCCACTCGCGTCCGAAGCTATAGAAGCTAGACTGATTTGTCTAAGGTCTAGTGCTTCTACTTGGTTAGCAGCCTGTGAATCGGTAATCTGTCCCAAGGCTAACTGTTCATAAATTAACCCACTGTTTGTTGGTAAATTTCGATTAGCATGTAATGTCATTATAAATTGTCCATTCTGATATTGAGATGTTACTTTGATGACGTTATATAACCCAGCCAGATTCAAATCTTCGCTCGTAGTTGCTGTATAATCGCCATCTGCGGAATAGCTAGGGAAATTCACATTAAGAAAGAATAACGGACCTCCGTTATCGAATGTTCCCGCTTTAGCTAGCCAGTAAGGATCACCCCTAACAGATATATTTATAGATAGCATATCGCCGCTACCGTTTAGATTTAATTTAAGAGCACCCAGTCTCGCCTGAAATTGACTCGCCTGGTTAGAGCCACTGTTCTCTGGGCCATTGCTGTTTAACGAATAATTGTTAAAAGTTACATGACTAGTAGGATCTAGTCCTAGGCCTATAACATCCTGTTGTGTTATGTATTTTGGCTCGCCACTCGCAGAATCACGTGGACCAACACCATTTAAATTTGATGAATTACCCTGAGCAAGGTCATTTATACTGTTTACTCGGGTTTCTAGTGCTGTTTTGTTTGACACTAATGTGCGTATCTGATTGCCTAGGTTTATAGCCTGATCAGCACTGTCTGGAATTTTTAATCTTAGGTCCTGTATATTCTGAGTCAGAGTGGATACTTGTTGAGCCAGATTTTCCAGAATGTTATCTCCGGGCCCACCACTCTCTGTTAATGTACTCGCCGGGTCTTGTGTAATCCCACTATGAAGGGGCTGAAGCACATAATAGGCATTGTTGAACTGTATACTCAAATCAAGAACTTCTGTGTTTTGTCCTGTTAGATAATAGTCAAAACGCTTCTTTAATAATCCCAGGGTAAGAGCTTGTGCTAGTCGTTTTTTCTGTAAATCTTTACTATCGATTAACTCCTTGTGACTATTCTTATCAATAATTGCCTGAGTTGTCGCATATGGTATCATGTTGAAGGTTAATTCTCTCTGATAACGATTTGCCAGACTGTCGAATTTGACAAATTTAACATTAACATCGAAACTTATCCAATTTATTATATTAGCCAACTCCTTAGCATCTACCACAATGGACTTGCCCGCAAATTTACCCACCGTAGTCGGAATCTTTCTGAATTGTTCTGTCGCATATGATGCTTCTGCCAACATGTTTGTGATAGCGGTACCGGCAGGAAAAACAAATTTCAGACTACCAGAGCCAGTGATACTTACTTGTCTTCCACTGCCATCGGCGTCATTAATTACAGTAGAAAACTGCCAATCTTTCCACGCGGTTGGTACTGAAAATTTAAATAACGTCGGCAGGATGGAGGATGGGTCAAGGTCTGCTCTGACCTTTGCTGCTTTGTTGATTTCTGTTTGTAGTTTCGTGGCAAATTCTCCGAGATTGCTTGCCTCTACCGATGTCTCCACAGGAAAGTTAAAATCTACTCGGTCATATACACCCTCTTTTGTTTCTATCATGGTCATGGTGTACTGACTAGTGTTATCAGCAAAACTATGCTGAATACCATAACACTTTGTTAGCCACTCCTGTGTATGTATCTCAGTTGGTTTAGGATCATCATCGTCTGACCATCCTATAAGTTTTAGTTCAAGAATATACAATGCGTGAATGTGATTAGCAATACTCAATTGTGATGCGATATAGGCAATTCTACTAAACAGTGATAGCCCATTAGGCTCAATCAATTGTACTTGGAAATAAGATCCAGCATTGCTTCTATTTTCCGCATTGAATGCCAGATGGAAGTCGTGCTGTACCGAGTTTATTCCTACTTCATTATCTACGCCAGATTCTGCCAATACATATTTTGTTCCGCCGCCGTCATTCAGCGGATCAACTATCATTATTTTCCATTTGTATGTATAATTATTATACTTGTTAAGCAGATTTTCTTCATACGACAATGTGATATGTACCTTTATATACTGAGTGTTTTAGGAACAACTATAGTCATTCCGGATCTAAAGTCGTTGATAGGATCTTTTAGCAAATCTCTATTGTAATGAACCAGCACCCACCATTTTGCAGATGTGCCATACAAGTCATGCGATAGTAGATCGGGGCGCCTGTCATATTTGTCCGATATTTCAACTTCTCTGGTGTTTGCGCTAAGATTGTCGATTGATAATACAGGACTGTACAACTCTAAATATTTAGAATTTAATTTAGTATTAAAATAATTGCTATTACTGCTGTATGTTGTCATTAGATGAAGCCTTTGCTGTATAACTCGCCACTTGCGAATTTATCAATATCAAACTGTTTTTGCTTAGCAGGATTAATATGTACCATCAGAGTAACAGTGAGCGTTAGCATGGCAGGCAGACTTTGGCCCTCATGAGTAATAAGATCAACGCTGTTCTCAAATGTCGTGCCGAAGTCTGCTACTAGTACAGGAACGTTATTAAATATTTTATCTCCCATGCCAGAGAATCTACATACCGGCGGTGGTGTTCCGGGCGCAGAACTTTCTCCGTAGCGCATCTTGGTGACATTACGAAAAAACTGTATAGCCGCTAATGTATATTCATGCTCTGCCTGTGTTGTTGTAGTAAACTGTCCCGATACACTAATACTAGGACTCGGAGTATTACTGTAAGCGTGTGTCGTATAATTGGTGTGAACCATGTCATAGCCACTATAGCTTACCGATTGGCTGTATGAAATCATCGGAGTATACGGAAATATCAAGCCGTTTGTTGGACGGAGTGAATCCGGAATATAACTGCGAGGAGCAACAAGGCGTGCTCTGTTATCAGTGCTAGGTACATTAACCATTTATTTTATCCAATACAAATTTATAGACTTCTTCATTAAAGTTGCCAAAGAAATCTGTAAATACTTCACGCTTTTTGGCGTCATCAATATCCATACGCATCGCATTTCTAAATGTAGTAGCGCTGCGGCCGTCGTCCTTAACAGGTACAGGATAAATGTAACCAGCGTCATCACTAGTGATTAATGGCTCATTCTCCTGATACATTTTTAGATAGCCACCAGTTTTCAATCGTCCAGCATCTTTTTCGCTGAATACCAATAGTATCGCGGTGTTGTCTGGATTCTTGCCTGTCATTCTGACATCTGGTTTATATGGCTGAGTGTTCAAAATCTTATCAGCCGGTATGCCAAACATATCAGTCATAATCTTTTTCTTCTCGGCGAAGTCAAATGGATCCTTCTCAGGGCTGGCAGTTTTGCTAACTGTGGTGACGATAAATACGTTATCACTACCAAACTTGTCAACAAGATCCATATATACTTGATGATGACCACTGTGCATAGGCTGAAAACGCCCGCCATATGCAACCATAATATCGTCTGCCACTGCCTCTGTCAACTGTGTATATCTCATTCGCATTCTCCTTGTATATATTTATTACAATATTAAACACTGTTTTAATGCTTGACAGCAATCTAGGAGTATGCTATAATATAGTTAACATATAAGGAATTATCATGAAAAGACAGAATTATCTCAATAATAAAGACATGCTTGAAGAAATACACAAAAGTAAAATGTCCTATTGCTATTTACTTGATTCAGAACACGAGCGTTATGATATCATCGTAGAAGTGTACGAAGATATTTTTGATCCTGAAATTATCGAACAGGCAAGAGTCAACAGAGCATATCAGTTAAGTGCGGATGCCTATGAAGCAGCGTATAATGCTTGGTATGTTGGATCTAGAAAAGCTAAAGATAAGCCCAAACAGGCAGAAACAAGAGTAACAGCAGAAGATATTACTCCTGACAGCTTGATATTTCGTGTAATGACCTTTGACCATGTGCCAGAAGCACCAGGTAGAAAAAACAAGCCAAAAACTACGGCTGATTTACATGCTAAATGTAACTTTCCTCCATTCAAGCAGTACGCAACAGTACGTGGTGAAATGAAGGAAGTTGTGCGTAGTCATTGGGAAGGTGGAATTGATAATGGCGGCTTTAGTTGCGACCATGGCCAGACTTCAAGCAAGTTAGCTACTATGTACATTAAACTTTGTGAAAGATATAGTATGCGCTCTAACTGGCGTGGATATACATATGTAGACGAGATGCGCAATCAAGCACTTCTCCAACTAAGCCAAATTGGATTACAGTTCAACGAACTTAAAAGTCAGAATCCATTTGCGTATTACACTGCGGCAGTTACAAATTCGTTTACACGAGTACTGAACTTAGAAAAGCGTAATCAGAATATTCGAGATGACCTTTTACAAGAATCAGGACAAGCGCCAAGTTGGAACAGACAGTTTGACCAGGCTCCTGGCGAAAAAGCAAAATACGACGAAAATATAGAAAAAGAGCGTAAAGAGCAATCTGGAACAAATTTCTAGTTGACAACCTAATATTTTTGTAGTATATTGAATATAGTACCATAACGTGGTGCGACTCCTCTAACGAAAATGGATAACAATGAGTTTTTTTAAAAAAGCAGCGTGTTTTTCTGACATACACTATGGTCAGAAAAACAACAGCAAGCAATACAATGAAGATTGTAATGATTTTATTGATTGGTTTATCGAAAACAGCAAAGACTGTGAGACCTGTATTTTTCTAGGTGATTTTCATCACCATAGATCAGGCATCAATGTCAGCACTCTTAATCATAGTGTAAAGGCAGTAAAGAAACTAAGTGAAAACTTTGAAAAGGTTTATATGATTATGGGCAACCATGATCTATATTATCGTGAAAAGCGTGAACTAAACAGTCTCCCATATGCTGATGTTTTTGATAATGTCACACTCATTGAGGATATTATCGTACAAGATGGTGTTGCTCTTGTGCCTTGGTTAGTTGGCGACGAATGGAAGGCTTTACAGGACATCAAATGTCAGTATATGTTTGGCCACTTTGAACTCCCGTACTTTAAAATGAATGCCATGGTCGAAATGCCAGACCATGGTGGACTAAACACCAGTCACCTATCATCTCCTGAATATGTTTTTAGTGGTCACTTCCACAAGCGCCAAACCAAGGGTAACATCCATTATCTTGGATCGCCTTTTCCGCACAACTATGCGGATGCTTGGGACGATGATCGCGGCATGATGACACTAGAATGGGGCGGTGAACCACAGCATATTACGTATGACGGTCCACGATATCGCACTGTTCCTTTAAGCCAACTGATAGACGATTCGGATAATATCTTGGATCATAAAACATATTGTAGAGCTATTTTAGATGTGAATATCACATACGAAGAGGCAAGCTTTATTAAAGAAACATTTGCTGAGCAATACAGTCTGCGTGAAATCACACTTATGCCCAGTAAAAAAGACGAACTCGCACAAGAAGGTGTTAGCATGGATGACTTTGAAGTCGAGAATGTAGACCAGATTGTATACAATAGCCTGAATGCTGTTGAAAGTGAAATGATTGACAAGAAACTACTAGTGGACATTTATAACACATTATGATTATTATTAAAGACCTAACAATAAAGAACTTTATGAGTTGTGGCAATGTAACCCAAGCCGTAAGATTCTCCGATAGCGGACTAACTCTGGTTATGGGCAACAATGTTGACCTTGGCGGAGATGGCAGCCGCAATGGTACCGGCAAAACAACTATTGTTAACGCTCTGAGCTATGCTATGTATGGCAATGCGTTAACTAATATTCGCAAGGATAACTTGGTAAACAAGACAAATGCTAAGGGAATGATTGTAACACTTGATTTTGAAAAAGATGGTGTTAGTTATCGTATCGAACGCGGACGGAAGCCTAATATATTTCGCTTCTTGGTAGACGAAAAAGATGTTAACAGCAACGAAGACTCCAACGAAGCACAAGGCGAAAATCGTCAAACTCAAGCAGTTGTCGAAAAATTATTTGGCATGAGCCATGACATGTTTAAGCACATTGTTGCGTTAAACACCTATACAGAACCATTTCTTAGTATGCGGTCAAATGATCAGCGTACTATTATTGAGCAATTACTTGGTATCACTATGTTAAGTGAGAAGGCAGAAGTTCTCAAGGAACAACATAAGAGAACAAAAGATGCTATTAAAGAAGAAGAATATAGAATTAAAGCAGTTGAAGATTCAAATGCTACCATCGGTAAGAGTATCAGTGATCTGGAGAGACGACAGAGAATATGGTCTAGAAAGAAACAAGAAAATCTCCAAGAAATTGAAAATGCCCTAACTCTGTTATCAAAAATTGACATCAGCGTTGAACTCGAGGCACACAAGCAGTTGTCCGAGTATCTAACACGAAAATCGCAAATTCATAGTCTTGACGCTGAAGTTCTAAAACTATCTAGCGGCATTACAAGAGAACAAAAACGACTAGATAAAGCTAAGACCGACCTTAAAGCAACAGAAGACCATAAGTGTTATGCGTGTGGTCAAGAAATTCACGACGATGCGCACGAAAAGATTTTAGAAACTAAACGTGCTGCCGTTGCTGAAAGTGAAGAGCTTATCAAGACCGATATTGAGTCCAAAGAAGAATATTCTGCCGCTCTCGTAGAGCTTGGCGAACTTGGCTCACAGCCAGTAACCAACTATAACACCGAAAAGCAAGCATACGAGCACCAAAGCCAGGTAGATGGACTACAGAAGGAACATGCCAATAAAGAACTAGAGGAAGATACCTATCAAAGCCAAATCGATAGTCTGAATGAAACAGCGATGCACGTTGTTGACTGGAACATTATGAATGAACTGGTAAAGACAAAAGAGCATCAGGACTTTCTATATAAACTATTGACCAACAAAGATAGCTTTATCCGTAAACGTATTATTGAGCAGAACCTCTCATATCTTAATAGCAGGCTTGCTTATTATCTTACCAAGCTTGGATTGCCCCACGATGTACAATTCCAGTCTGATCTTAATGTAGAAATCACAGAACTAGGCAGAGAGTTGGATTTTGACAATCTAAGTCGTGGCGAACGTAACAGACTTATTCTTGGCCTAAGCTGGAGCTTCCGTGATGTATTTGAGACTATGAATACACCTATTAACTTCCTAGCCATCGACGAACTTGTTGATAGCGGTATGGATACAAACGGAGTTGATGCCTCGCTTAGTGTGTTAAAGAAGATGGAACGTGAGAGAAATAAAAACATTTTCCTTATTAGTCACCGTGACGAACTTCAGGGTCGTGTTAACACTATCCTACATGTGACTAAAGAGAATGGATTTACTACCTTTAGTGTTGATAC